TAGTCTGCTATCACGCCGTTGGCGAGGCGATATGTCAGGACTCTCGGAGAGTGCTGACCAGTCACGCAGTGCGGTTGTTTTTTATCTTGCTCAGGAACTCGTCTATCAGCGTGTCCCTACAGAGGACATTATCAAGGCTCTTCAGCATTGGTGCGAAGAGAATGATTACGAGAAAGGAGAGAATGAGCAATGGCTAAAGCTTGTGATAGAGCGTGCCTACGAATCTGTCCGGACGAGGTTGCATACGTTAGAAGATAGTGGAGACACAATCGTAGACTGTGCGGCTACATTCCTTGATAGATACGGAAACGACCACTATTTCTCCTCAGGCATCTATCCTCTCGATTGTTCCATTGATGGGATTGCGCCGGGTGAAGTAGGAATCATTGCAGCTAGGCCAGGGCACGGTAAAAGTGCCCTGGCCCTGCAATGGTTAATAAGCCAGGCCGAAAGTGGGACAAACTGTCTAATGCTCAACGCAGAGATGAGTGCGTATGAAATAGGACGTAGGCTTATCATGCATACCTTCCCAGACGAGGATATGTGGAAAGGTTCCAAGGAGGAGATGCTTTCAACCATCAGGAATCATTGGGAAGGTAAGGGGACATTGTTCTACAAGCCCGTTGGCACCATTGAGGATGTCGAAAGCCATATAGCTAACTACGTTAAGAAGAAGAACGTGCAGGTTGTTGCAGTAGACTACCTGCAACTTCTTAGGAGTTCCACGACGAATGGCCGGTATGAAACGGTCACCGAGATCTCACAACGCATCAAGGGATCTGCCAGAGATAACGATGTGGCTATCCTTGCGTTGTGTCAGGTCAGCAGAGAGGTTGAGCGTAGGGATACCATTGCCTTTCAGGGAAGTGATCTCAGGGAATCTGGTCAACTGGAACAGGACGCTGACCTAATCATGTTCGCCTGGTACTACGGCAGGGGAGGCGATGAGTCGGAAGATCAGGATCGGTATGACCTCTTCATAACCAAGAGGCGAAATGGGCCGATAAGAAAGGAACGAATCACTCTTAAGTTTGATAGCTCCCGACAGAGGTTCTTAGTGCCGTGATGTACTCATCCGAAAAGTACCACATAAATCCCAAAACAGGCCTTCCAATTTTCGTGGAGTGCGACAACGTAAGCCTTGATGAGCTTTACGCATTGGAATTCTGCACTACGCAAAGGGACGCAAGTGAGATCATGAGTAGACGCATTGATCGCATTTGCAAGCTCATACAAATGTCCTGGAAGGAATCCGAACGGGTTAAAAGGTGGGTAGGAGAGGCCCACCCACCGGCCAGTATACAAATGAACGTAGAAACCAATTTAGATCACCAGACATATCTAAAGGGAGAAGAAACATGACCAACAGTCGCCAAAAAGGCAAACGTGGAGAGCTTGAGGCTTCCAAAGCCCTGCAACGTGTATTGGGATGTGATGCTCGTAGAAGCCAGCAATACTGCGGAGAGGCAGGGGATGCTGACCTAATAACTAGTGTTGAGGGAGTCCACTGGGAGGTGAAACGTGTCGAACGAGGAAATCCATACAACTGGCTTGACCAGGCAGAAGAAGATTCAGGAGCTACGGAAACACCAGTTGTACTTCATCGAAGAAGTAGACGAGACTGGATCGTTGTACTGTACCTTGAGGATCTTCCGGATTTTGCAAGAAGAATCGAAGGAGGCGAGTGATGCTGAAGAAACCTGATTACTACACAGATCGCGGCCCAGAGGTAGTTGATATCATTGGCCTTTGGTTCGGTGATAGCCCTTTGCAGTATTGGGAAGGTAATATCATTAAGTATCTTCGTCGGTATAGATACAAGCACAATACATGGGAGAAGAAGATAGAGGATCTCAAGAAGGCAAAGGTATATCTAGAGCAAATGATAACTAGGCTGGAGGAGTGCAATGGTAGTTGAGAAGATACGAGAAGATTGGCCAGAGTTGCTTTTAATGGATGGCTTTGATGATTGCATTGTTGGGGTGGCAAGCCAGTTTCATAACACAGCCGTTGCCTACGATGAAGATCAGGTTATCCAAAAGCTGATGGATCAACGTGGTATGGATAAGATCGAGGCTATTGAATACATGGAGTACAACCAGAAAGGCGCATGGGTTGGCGAATCCACACCCATTTTTGTAAAGGACATGAGGAATGATCGGGATGAATAAGAATTTTTGGGTAGGCAAGGATATGTATATCGAGGTCTTACCCGATGTTGAGACAGACGGGATAAGGATGATAGTTCACTGGTCAGAACAGACCAAAATGATAATCATCATGAAGCCCTTTCAGGCCAGGAAAGTCACTTCTGATATGAGAGCAGTTAACTACACTTTTGTAGAGATGGATGAGGATGACGAAGAGCCTATTTACTGCCCGTTTTGCGGACCTGGAAGTGATGTATCCGTAGAAAGTTATAAAGATGAATTCCAGGTAGCTTGTCATGATTGCGGAGCAGGATCTGGATATCACGCAAAAGAAGAAGCTATAAAAAGCTGGAACCGGAGATATTAACACGGAGGCTAGGGGAGAGGATGAATAATCATCAGGAATTCCTAAAGTACCTGGAGAAGAGTAAGGATGCGGTGTGGGCCGTTGCTCGCTGGCTGGGCGAGCACGGCCATACCGTCCAGGTAAATCCTACATTCGCTGCCCCTACGGTAGGTGTGAGAGATCTCTACCGTGACAACGGTGACCTCTTTGTATCATTGCGTGTTGAGGTCAAAGAGAGAACCTTGTCATGGACAAGCAAGGAGGACTTCCCCTATCCCACCATCTTTGTATGTAAGCAGAAGGCATACGATGAAACCGTGGACAAACCGTTCTGCTGGGTGTGTCTAGATAACGATAGATCGCATGCTGCGATCATCTATCATGCTACCAAGGAGCATTGGAAGGTAAGAGAAGTTTACGATAGTAGATTCAAACATACCTACCAGGCATACGAATGCCCGAAGCAATTTGTTCATTTCTACCCTGTTAGTAAGTTGCGGGGTTTTACTCTTTACCACGCTCCAGGTATTCAAGAAGAGCTTTGACGTTCTCGATGTTTGCGTCACTCTTCATGCGGTTAGCACGCATGCTGATCACGCGCACATTGCCCTTAACATAGCCCTTAGAAGGGTCTATCCTGTCTATCGTTGGGCTTGCTGAATGTCCACCAGGCTTATTGTACTTCTCTAGCTCTATGTCGAGCATCGGACATCTCTCAGGTATCTTGATATCATCAATCGTAATATCAAATTCCAATCCTGAGCGACTGGCCCTGTGCTTTGCGCCCTTCAGGAGTATGCGGTCCTGGTTTGATTCAACCCACTTCTTCTTAACCTTCTTATAACGCACCTGATCCAGTGCGTTCTTAACCTGGTACGTCTTCATACCCTTACAAGCTTCATGTTCCAAAAGCTTCTTGGGATTAGCACCAGGCATATCAAGAAGTGCCCTCTTCACCCTGGATATGTAAGTCTCTTTCACTCGATGGGCTCGCCATAATAATCCTTCTTAGGGCACTTTCTCGTAAGACAGTGCTTAATAAAACCAACAAACCCCAACCGGCGATATCCAAGATCCAATACTGACTGTTCCAGTTCAACAAGATCATGACAACTGTTGGTGCGTATCATCATCCGGTTTCTCTGGTTGTTTTTAGCGAATCTAAAACGCATATTATTCTTCCTTTATCTTTTCCGGATTAAGCGGACGTAGAGAGTCACCGATAATCAATGCAATAACAACACCCGCAAGGCGATTGGCCTGATCAGTGCTTATCCATCCAGTTTGATCAGCCACTGTTGTTATTACAACAGTTATCAATGTGGCCTGTAGACGTTTAGCTGTCGCTGATTTCCACCAGTCACCAATTGCTTTTTTGATACTATCTAGCATGTTACACCCCTATTAACTTACTTTTAAACATCGCAAAACCGGCCATCAGAAGGCCAATAAGTATTGCAAGCCACTTCCATTTGGATGCCTTGGCTCTCTGTAAATCCGCCTTGGCATCAGTACGACTAACCTTATATTCGTAGCGGACATCTTTGCGTTCATCCTTAGGTCTTTCAACTGGAACAGTTGTTATAGACTCGGATCGCTCTGCCCTCCGGCGACTCCTCCTGGTCATTTCAATTCCTCTTTCATGGCCATAGTGTGCGGTATCACGTCTATCTTGTGCTTCTCGTCTGCCAATGCTTCTATAGCATTGGCTGCATGAGACAGTGCCTCGTTGGTTTTCTTTGTGTCCTGAACTGAAACCTTCAGTTCTTCTATCAGATCACAGTGCCTCTTGTATGCATCGTGTAGGTAGGGTGCAACTGACCTCATACTCTTCCAAACCATCCAGACAATTACGCTTAGAAATGCTGTTGGTATGCCTGCTGTTGTTATGAGATTCTGCCAGTCTTGTATTGTCACCTTATGTTCCCCCTATCCTCCTAAATAGCGGTGGTGGGTTTATGGCCCACCACCGCCACCGCGAACCAAGGTCCGCTGGAGGGGTATCATTTTCTATCCGTGAATAATCTGAATTTTTCCCTGCCGTTTTCCGATTGCAGTATCTCCCTCTTGGTCGCTCCTCCTGGAACATAATGCCTTGGTTTGCCGCTAATCATGTGCCTTATATCGTCCTTACTAATTCCATCGTCAGAAAGAATCTTCCGTACCTTAGAAATAGGTGTTCCTAGATTAACAGCACCACGTATCGCCGTAGAGGCTTGACTGTAGAGGTTTTCACTCCGCTTTCGGAAATCACTGAGTGAACTCGCCAAATCAGAAACGCTCGATTGATCATCCTTAGCTACTATAAGAAGAGGTTGTTTGATACTTGCCATATCGTTGCGGAATTCAATAGCTTTGAACTTCATTGCAACGTCCCCTTCTATCATATTTAATCTTGCCCCTGTAAAAGTAGACAAAAATTCATAAAGCATGTTCCGGCTTCGACCAAATCTATCCTTCTTTCCTGTTGTAGCATCGAAGAAACGGTTGATATGGTCAATATGTGCAGGCATTAACGGACCACGCAAGTCGTGACCAACGGTAACATGCTTAATCATTGCAATGGCTTTTTCATTCCATGGGTCGAGCTTGCTGTACGCTCCGTATGGAAGATTCTTATCTGGATGCCATAGATCTATAAGCTTACCGAAGAATATATCCTCTTCAGCAAATGGAAGTGTTATCTCCTTGATAAATTCAACGTATGCATTCTCCGTTGGGTTTGCACGCATAAATGCATTAATAGGTTGGTTGAACCAGAGGTCACTAAACGTACTACTAACATCCATGTACCCCACAGAACCATCTGGGTTTTTGAACCACATCAACTCATTGTTCTTATGGTAATCTGGAACTAGCTCGTTCAACTCTTCCAGTTCATCGTCATCGAAGAAGTAGCCGGATATCGCTCGTGACATTCCGTAAGCAACTGCGTAACCCATCATGTGGAGACTTGCTTTCTGGAGTGCCCACTTCCTCATAACCTTGCTTCCACTCTTGTAGTCATCCTTAATCATCTTCCATGTGTTGAATGTGTTTCTGAATTTCTCAGCGAAGAATGTTGGGAAGGACGCTATGAGTGGGACCTTACTAAGAGCCTGAGCAAATCCAGGTGCCCTGCTTTTAGTTGTTGTTACTTCATTGACACGATGAGCAGCTTCCTTCATTAACTCCTTCATTTTGGACTCGGAAATTTCCTCATCTTCTTTTATGTTTCCAAGCTCTACCTCACGGGCTAAGAGTGTTCTCAGTTCTGCTTCGCCCCCCATTAACTTGACTGTCACATCGCCTGAACCATAGGTCTGCCTGCTTATTCTCTGAGCTTTGTTATTAACGAGGAAGGTTGCTGCTTTACCTGGGAATTTAATAACCTTCTGCCAAACAGTGCTGTCGGACATTGTGTCCACGGCAAAGTCTGCGGGGGTAGAGTCCCATGACTGTGTAAGGAACTGTTCTAGTTCCTGGATCTCAGCACCCTGCATTTCTATTCCGGCCTCGTTCCATTCCAGGGCTCTCTTCTTGGCAGCTTCATTAACCTCAGCCTTAGACAGTTTAAATACCGTTTGCTGCAATGGGTTTAGTAGGAACTGAATTACACTACCGCCCGTTTCGCGATATGCACGTCCTGCTCCCATTGCGAGCCTGAAGTCACCATTAATTAACCAGTTGTGTGTCATTCCACGAAAGGCGGCTTCGAAGAAGTTGCGAACCATACCCCAGGTGCTATTAACAGTCTTTGCCATCTTAGAAAACACCATCAACTTCATAACTGTAGACCAGACTTCTCCTGCCTCTTCAGTCAGGAACTTGCCCAGGAATCCTTTTTGATCATCACCAGGGGATTCAAACATAGATGTTATAGTGTTGAAAGTTTCCTTGTCCGTTACGTATCCTTCTAGCACTGTGTACTGGCTATCAAACTTATGGGTTAATTCCCGCATCCTCTCAGGAGGTACAGTTGCTCCGTCCAACTGGTCTTCATGCACAGCTACCCATATGTCGTCCTCTTGCATCTCTTCGATATACTTAAGGACTTCATCATGATAAACCGCTCTGCTTATTGCATGGGCTTGAGTTTTAATCGTAGCCAGGAGATCCTCAACATCTCCCTCATGTTCCCCTAAGAGTTCCCTGAATGCCTCGTCTATATTCTTGCGAGTTGTCAGGTTGTACTGGATCATTCTCGCAGTACCTGTCTTAGTGACCTTACCTTCTTTGCGTTGTGGTGAGATCAGCATCTGAACCTGGAGACGAGCTTGCTCTTCATTGATGGGATCAACCTGCGAATCTATGATGTCATGAAGGTGCTCTTTTACCTTATCACTCTTCCACTTGTACAATTGCCTACGGTAGTAGTCCTTAGGTGCCTTTATTCCGGTTGCTGCTTCCTGCTCTGCAATCCACCCCCTAAGGCCCTTCCTGTAGACCTTAACCTCTTTCATAAGCTCTTCTTTTAAATCCAATTCCATAGCACTGAGAGGTATCTCACCGTTAATTAGCTCGATATCCTCACCAGCCTTGCCACGGAACATTTGGCTAATCTTCTGCTTCAGGAGCTTTTCATATTTAACGTCATAGTCCTGCTGGATGAGTATCTTACCCACCTTCCTTACGACTTCCATTCCCTTTTCAGTGCCTACCATGCGTTCGTAGAATGCAGGATCTTCCCACATGGCATATCGTTTCATTACATAAACACCAAGGTTCTCATCGAACACTAATGCTAGCTCATCACTAATAAGGTTTCTTTTTATATACTCGTTAGAAAGCTTATCAATTATGGATCTGATACCCTGCATAGGTTTACGTATCTTTGCAGGTAGTTTGCTCATCTCTTCAGGGTTCCTTGATGCCCTGGCAAGAGTCTTCTTAACTGTCGTGCTTAGCTGGTCTGGGTTGGTTACATCATATATATCACCCAAGGCCTTATTGTATTGTGTTATTAAGTCATACGCTTCCAGCATGTGACGTTCGTAAAATGCAGATGCAGTTTCCTTGGCATAGATGACCTTTTTATGCCTTCCAACACCGCCGGAAGAAAACAACTTATCCCAGCCCACCCGAATGATTGCCCTAGCACGGCTGAATCCTCTGGTTTTAACTAGCTGATCTATCAGTTCCTCCAGACCTGGGAATATGACCGACCTTTGCATCTCAATATCACCAGGTCCGAACCCTTCTGGATAATTCTGCTGCTTTTCAGCGATCTCTTCCAGGGTTTGCATTCCTGACAGTTCTGCAATCTGTCCCATATTCGTCTTGGCATTTCTTGCAACAAGAGTCTTGGCCTCGCTGAGACTTTCTGCGGTAGCAAGACGACCCCGATGACCTCCCCTGCTCCACAATACCTCCCATTTCCTGTTACCTTTCTTGGTGATACTGTATGTAATACCGTCACCAGCAGTTGTCCGGTACTCGGAATCACTAGGCCTATCCCACTTCCACCTGTTGTCGTCAACTTCCAGGATTTCGTAATCTGCTTCGGAATCCTTTTCAGACTTGGCTAGTGTCTGTATCTGCATTACAGAATGAACACCCCACTCCTTGCCGGTCTTGATGTTAAACTTCCGATGTACAATCCTGTATAGATTCTCCGAAACACGTTCAGCACGCAGGACTTTGTTTATCTTCCCATCGGCAGCAATGAAGAATGAGTGCTCTGTGAGGACATCACCAGGTGCCACCTGCATTGCGTCCTCATTGACGGCATCCTGCATTACCTTTGGACGTTTCATGCTTTCACTGAGGACTTTATTAACAAGCTTTACATCCTCATTCATGTGTTCATATTCACCGACGAAGTATCTCTTACCGTCAGGAGTTTCTTCTATCACATAACCTGATTCATCTCTTACAACACCACCACGTCCTCCGTGGTATTTATAATCCCTAATGTATGCGTAGAATTTTCTATCGCCAGGAGATTCTATCTCGCGGAACATTTCCTGACCTTTGTCAGGGTAGTATTTACCGACAGATTTGCGAGGAGTCTTCTTTTGGCTGGGTTCATCTGTTGTTGCTGGAACATCCTCTTCGGGAGCGACATTCCCGATGTAATCAAGGATCTTATTCTTCTGCTCCCTGGTTAGTGCCGTAGGAAGCGGGTTGTCACCTTGAGCCAGTTCAGCGAATAGGTTATCTATAGAGCCAGAAATGTATGATGGGAATAGTTTTATAAGATCCTGATAACCAGGCATGTACTTGCCTATATTCTTTTTGGTTATCGAGCGTGCTCTACGGGTGTCATGGCCCATCATTTCCATGAGGATTGCTGCCACAACAGCATCCTCTGGATTGGAATACATCTTAGTCTTGTTTCGGTTATCCAGGAACGCTTCGCCTGTCTTATCATTTCTTATATATGCAGTTGGAACCTGCTGAAACGGCTCGTCAAGAATGACGCTTGGAAGCTGGCCCTTTTTCCCAACATTACCACGCATATAGCCTCTTATGACTGAGAATCCTGGACCTTTCCATATCTCCTCACCAGGACCAACGGTCTTCATGTGATCGCTAACAAAGCGTTTTAGGTTTGAATAGAACTCGTCACCAACGTCCAGATCACCAGAAGCGATTATGCGTACTGGATCACCTGGCTTATGTGGCTTAGGCAGTTCTTCAGCAGGTTCCTTTTCGGCAAGCAAGGGTTCAGCTTTCTTTTCCTGACTTCTGCCCTTAATCCTTTCCAGAAGGATATCTTTTTGCCATTCTTTTAGGTCGGATTCGTGATGAGTTTTAGCATACTCAATAACAGCTTCCATTCCCTTCAGTTCTCTCTCAGCTTCTTTAGGGTCCGTTGACTTGGCTTCATAGCCCAACATCACAGATAGAAGTGCCCTCTCTTTTATGTCTGACTCAGTTGTTGCCCCCGCGCCAATCGCCATTCCAACACCAGAATGCGATAGATGGTAAAGGTATTGACGTTTACCACTCTTGTCTACCACACCACCTAATGTCCGAAATATAATGAATCCGTTTCCGAATTCATATGCGACTCCCTCGTCTCCCTTCTGGAGATTGTATTCATGTTTATTGGTTTTAACTAACTTGTCGGTAACAGACTTTATATTTGAAAACTTCCTCAGGGGCTCGTTACTCCACCGATCCTTTTTCCTGTGTGAATAGACAGCCTTACTACGCATCGTCTCACCAAAAGATCCACCAAGGCTTGTTTCAGAGTCTATTTCAATTCCTGTGAAATACTTTGGATCAACCTCCCTGGCGGAAAGGTCTTTGGCGAACTTGCGAGTTGTCTCAGCTTCTTTTTCCTTCTTGTCTTCCGCTTCGGAGTATGGCCTGGATTCTCCGCCATACTCCTCTATCTGTTCAACGGTGAAAGGTGTTTTCTGGTCTGGATTTGCCTTCAGAAGTTTCTTGTATTCACTGTTAGGTATACGGTAATCAACTGTAGCGTTGTATTCCGCATTAAAATCACTGCTGAATATTTTAATCTTCGGATCAAGTCCAGCATCCAAGACTTCCTGGTTAGGCTTGACAGCCCAAGCATGAGGATATGTCTCTCCGTCTCGTGTTATAGTTCCTATATGTATGAAATCATTAGGACCGGATGCCTCGCTAACTGATTTCGAAAGCCTGAATTGACGACCTTCGTCTTTAGCTGCTAGACCACGGTTTTTTCCCTTAGCTTTGTCCTCGTCTTCGTCCCTTGCTGCGACAACACGATCTCGT